CTGCAAGTATTGAATTTCCAGAAAAACATTTAGAAATCCGACCTTATAGATTTGGTTTTTTTATTTCAAAAGCAATTTGTCAAGATGCTACTGTAAATAAATTATTAGGACAATCATTACACATAATTAACAAATCTATTCCTCTCGAATATAAGACAAGTTCTCGTACACAACGTCTTGACTTACTAGCTGGTTTAATTGACGTAGCTGGTTGCTTAACAGACCAAAATACTTATGAAATATCACATACTTTTAAGGAAATAAATGATGGTATTTATTTTATTGCGAAATCTTTAGGATTTCATATTTTTATAAGAGAAGATAGAAGAAGTGATGATTTAGTATATAAAATTTACATATCAGGTGACATAAGAGAAATTCCTGTTTTAATTGCAAAGAAGCCACTTATTCAAAATAAAAAATATTCTCATTTATCATCACCTGTACGAATAGATTCTATCGGAAGAGGAAAATACTATGGTTTTGAAATAGATGGTAACCATCGTTTTGTACTTGGTAATTTTATAATTACTCATAACACAGCTGTTATCAAAATGTTCATGAAACTATATCAAAAACATCGTCAAATAGCTGTAACATCAACAACAGGTACGTCTGCATTGCTTTTAAATGGAACAACAGTTCATTCATATTTAGGAGTTGGATATGGAAATGGTAGTATAAAATCTATAGTAGATAAAATCTATCAATGGGCGTGGTTAAAAAAAAGGTGGAATATGTTAGAATGTTTGTTCATTGATGAGATTAGTATGCTCGATCCGGAACTATTTGATAAGTTAGAAGAGATAGCTCGTATTGTAAGACGTAACAATGAGCCTTTTGGAGGTATTCAGATAGTACTTTCAGGTGATTTTTTACAATTACCATGTGTTGGTACTAATAATTTTTGTTTTGAGGCTAAATCTTGGAATAAATGTATCAAACGCACTGTATACTTAAATGAAATTATGAGACAAGGAGATAATACATTTCAAGAAGTATTGAATAAAGTTCGAGTAGGTAATATTGATGAACAGGTAAAAAATGTATTAAATAGTAGGATTGGTGCAAAACTTAATAACGAATTTGGTATCAAACCGACAGGACTATATTCACAAAACAACGACGTTGATTTAATAAATGATGAAGAACTAGACGAACTTGCAGCTGATGGAAGACAATTTTATGAATATAAAATGGAGGTTGTTTTTTATCCCGGAGTTACAAATAAAACAGCATCTTTAGATAAATTTAAAAAATATTGCATAGCTCCTGAAACTCTTCAACTTTGTATAGGAGCACAAGTTATGTTATTGAAAAACTTGGACATTTCAAATGGTCTTGCAAACGGAAGTAGAGGAGTTGTAACTGGATTTATTTCGGATATGCCACTTGTAAAGTTTTTAAATGGAGAGGAGCGTTTAATGGAACAAAATGTTTGGGAGATTGAAGAAAATGATAAGAAAATTCTTAGGGCACAACAAATTCCATTAAAAGTTGCATATGCGATTTCAATACATAAGTCTCAAGGTTGTTCTCTCGATTACGCTGAAATTGACTTGGCAGGTGTTTTTGAGTACGGTCAAGCTTACGTTGCTCTATCTAGGGTTAAAAGCTTAGAAGGTTTAAGTATTATTGATGTTGATTATGATTGTATTGAAGCTCATCCAAAAGCAACTGCTTATTATGAGAGTTTATCTTAATTAGTTAATACCAAAAATGATATTAACTAAATACTTGTATTTTCTAAATGTTATGTATACATACAAATTAAATTTTAGATTAAACTCATTATTCACATAAATATTGACTTTTTCATTAGATTTGTAATTACCAAAATTATTTCAGCGTAACACCACAACTTTTCCTAAAAAAAGTTTTTACAACTCTTTAAAAGGGTCTTTTTTCTTACAATCAGGGCAAATTGTATATTGGGGTGAAAGATCAGGTTGAACAATAATAGTTCTATTAAAATGTTTTTTATCTGTTTCTGACCATCCATAAAGGATTGCAGCTTTCATAGCCTTTTTAGAATCATTATATAGAGACATAAAATGTTCAAATATGTCTCCTTTGTCTAAGTTTGAATAACAGTGTTGACAAATATAAGTATTCATTAAAAACGATTATTGATTGAAAAATATTTATTCTTAAATATGTATAAATCAATTTTAATATACTTCTTTAGTCTAAAAAGTACTTACATTATCTTATTTCCGTGCACAATTAATCATAATCATTTGGAGTGATTATGATTAAAGAATATTTATTCAAAATTTTTTTTCATTTGTTCATATCCACTAGAGAACATATTTAATTTTGCAGATGAACTAACATTAAATTCAAAGAATTTTAGATTCAACTTGTTTTGTTCAATGTTTATAATTTTACACTTTTCTGATGCAAGACGTATTTTGTGATTTATTGCTTGTTTAATAGGAACATTTATTAGTTTGTAAATAAATTCTAGTGCATTAACGTCTGTTTCATTACTAAAGTTATCTGCTTCAGGAGCAACAACAATACCTAATATCTTTTCACCCATCTTTTCTCCTATATCGATAGCAAAATTATCTGAAATACCTCCATCTACATATAAACAACTGCCATACATATAATTCTCAAAAATAAGAGGTAGATTAGAAGACATTCGCAAAGCTGTAATACAAGGTAGATGTGGATGAGTTTTCCAAGACAAATATTCTGTTTCATTATTAGTCAAATTATGTGTGACACACACTAAAGTTTTACCAATTTTTTCCTTGAGATCGTTTAATGTCGGAAGATATCCTATTTTAGATATGGTCATTTTTTCTAATTGTTCTTGAATATTAGAGAATGAAGTTGCTCCTCTTCCCTGAATCATCCCTACTATGTTAAAATGTTGCATTTTTTCCATAAGTTGATTTGTGCATATATAAACCATAATTTCAATAGGTGTATATCCTATTGCTATTAGATAGCAAATCATTGAACCAGATGAAGTACCTACATAAGTAACTAAATTTTTTAACAAAAAATTATCAAACGCATATTGAATAGCTCCTAAAGTTATAAGAGCTTTTGTTGAAGCACCAGATAATACTAATGTATCATAATAAATAGGTCGTTGTTTTACAGAAGGTTCTTGGATAGAACATTCAGTTTTGTCTTCCATTTGTTTCTTAATTACCTATCTTTAAAGTAATTATACAACAATTGTATAATTATACATTTAATACTTTTTTAAGTAAAAGTATACATATAATCGATAAAATAACTATAGCAATAATATAAATAGTTTTGTCAGTATTGTAAAATTTTGAACAAATTGGGCAGTTTGCAATATGTTCTGCAACATCTAAACAGCTTGGTGTTCCAGATGGCATATTAAAAGTTTTGATACCATCTTCTTGTTGCATATGATTATAGTCATAATTTTCTTTTTTATCATTATATTGGTGATCATTATAGTGATTATCATGATAGTGGTGTTCATTATAGTGATTATCATGATACTGACGTTGTTTTCCAGAATGAATGTTTGGCGCCATTCCAGATTGTTTAGCAATTCCATTGTGCTGGTTATTGCGAATATAACGAGCAAATTTTTCTGTTTCTCCAGGAGGAAGAACATTCATTAATGAATACTCGTTTTTTTCCAAATCTTCGAGATCTGGAAGCATTTCAAGCGGTGTAACATTTTGTTGAATATTACCATATTTCATAATTTATATTATGACTATACAAAAATAAATCATAAAAACATAATATCGTCTAAAGATATTTCTTTTCCGTTTACTATTAGTTCGTAAGCACGAAAAAGATATGGGTCTTTCTGATCATTAATAATAGAACCTAGAATAGTTTTAAAATCTGAACTAACTACTTGATCTTCTTCGGAAATTGTTTTATTTTCATCTTCCTTTTTTATTTTTTTAGGTTTAAAAATTACTTTAACACCCTTATCCAATAAATTCTTGTATTTTTTAGTTTTCTTTAAAGCCTTAAATTGATCATAATTACCTGATAAAGTTACTTTAAGAGTATCTTCTGTTTGAGGTACTTCGTAATTGTCAACATCTTCTACATCCATATATACTATTTTTTTACGTGGAAGTTGCAAATCTACTTCTTCTCGTTCATACTTTTTATTTTGAAAACTTAAATACGCAATAATATTTTTTTCGCTTTCTCCAAAAGCGTGCTGCATTGCAGAACCAGTATAATAAATATTTTCTTGCGGAATTTGTCTAGAATGTATGTGTCCAGAAACAACGTGTGGATATGTAATAGGCCATTTATCACCTTCCACAGAAATAATAGCTCCCATCTTACATCCGGAAAATTCTTGATGAGCAAATATACAACTAGATTCTTTCCATTCGGATTCAATAGTATTTAATGCCTCTTGAAATCTTCCAGGAGGTACATAAGGAACAAAAACAAATTTTTCACCTTTAATAGTTTCAAAAAGAACTTTATCTACTATGACTGTGTTTTCCCATTCTTTCATTCCGGAAAGCCAATGATTTTCGTTTAAAAAAACTTGATTATTTATCATATCATGATTTCCTACTAAGACGTATGTTTTTGAAATAAGACGCATATTATTAATTAATTCATATGCTTTGTTTAATGCTATAGTGTGTAATCTTTCATGAGTATGAAGAACGTCACCTAGAACAATTATTAAATCAGGTTTTTTTTCAGTTGCCAAATTGATTAATCTTTCAATTAAAAGGTCTGTTTCTGGTATATTTGAAACTTGAATATGTGGATCTCCAATACATAACACTGTAGATGGCATTTAATATCTATAACTATATTTAGTTATAGATTTCAATTCTAATTTTACATCTATTTACTTTTGATATGGTTTCTTCTCTTCAGAAGAAGGGAATGAGCGCGTTTTATTCTTCACTTGATTTGTATTCACAAGATTTCGTTCTTCAACAGGTCGAACCTTCTCATTTTTAAATCGTCTAATCATCTTGTTTAGACTAGTAGGAGATTGTTCATTCAATATCTCAATAACTTTCTTAATTGAAATACGGTTTTGCTTTCGATCTTGTTCGTGAAATGAATGACAAGCACGAATAACATTGAATTCTTCTGCTGCAACTGTAACCCATTTCTTTTTGATAAAGCGATCAACATATGAATTGTAAATGGTCTGAGCAATAGCGTAAAGAGAATTCTCATAATCTTCAAATAAATGAGTCATAGTAGGGTATAGACTGTAAAGGTTATTAACTGTCTCTTGATTCATTCGAACTTGAAGATAACGAAATTTGATACTTGGCTCGTTTCCACGTACATTAAAAAGATCTAGATATTCTTTATTTACAACCTTATACTGCTTGTTATTAGGCGCAAAGATGATAACACCTTGAAGATTATTGATATTAACCTTATCAACATATTTAATCAACTGATCAATATTATTAAATTCATGCTTTTTTGGATATGGAATATTAATATTCTCGTTCATAACGAGTTCGCTATTCACAAAAGTACCAACATGATAAACAGATGGTCGATTAGGAGCTGAACACACTATACGATTCTCATCATTATTAAGTACCAAAAACATATACTGTTTTGATGGATCTAGAATACTTTGAAAACGTTCTATCATTCCTTCTCCATTATCAGGAAGAGAATCTCGAAGCTTTGAGTTTGATTCAAGTTCAGATTCAATAGATCTCTTAAAAGTTGTACCAAAAGACTCTTTAGAAGCCCACTTACTTCGGAAAGCGTTTAACTTTCGATGTGTTGAAATAAACCAACGCCCACCAAAGTTGAACATACGTATGAGAGCTCCTTCATAAGAATCATAAAAAATACAATTTTTAAATACAGAATCAATATTTTCTTCAATTTGTTTCTTTTCAGAATGTGCAATTTCTACAGTATAAGGAAATGCTTTCATCACAATTTTTTTATCTTGAAAAACTACACCTCGACACTGATGAAGAAGATCATCGTCGTTAGAATCACATTTTACATAACAAAATAATTCGAGACCGGTAGCTTCATCTTTATCAGTCATAGCTACTCGGTTTCCTAACTCGTCAATTGATTCACGAGTAAAAGTTTTTTTAAGCTTAGATAACTTATGTTCGGTGATATTAATATTCGCCGACTCAATAGAAGACATGTTTTCTTATTGTATGTGTCTTCTTAAACCATTTCAATTTTATTTTTCTGGTAATAGCGCCAAAGTAAGCATATCACTTTCATCAGTTTCGAGAACCATTGGTATTTGGTTTTCTTTACATTTGTTTAGAAGATAAACAAGACTTTTAAAACTATTTTTCCAAATCCATCCTTCTCCAAGACAAGCATGAGAATCTTTTTTTGAACCAAGAGGTACTTTACTGTCATTTAGATGAAGAAGATAAAAGTTCTCTATACCCAAAAGTCTTTCAAAATCTTCAAACATTTTATCAACACCTTTAATCTCTCTTAAGTCATAGTCACCCTGACCCCATATATGGGCTGTATCAACACAAACTTTTACATGTGATTTCTTTTCAGGTTCTAAAAGATCCATTACACTTCGAATTTCTTCAAATGTACGACATAACTTGTTACCTTCACCAGCGCAATTTTCTAATAGAAGGAATGAATTATTTGGAAAATTTATTTTATTCAATGTCTTTGCAACTGCGCGATGTCCATCATCTCTGTCTGGGTAAGATCCAGGATGAATTACTACGCCAGAACGTTTCTGACATAATTTAGACACAATACCTAATTCATATTCAAGTGATGGGAATATACCTGATAATTTTCTATCGATTTCTACATTTCCCGACCATGCTAAACATCCCTTTTGTGATTGTCCTGCTAAATTAGCACAGAAAGGATAATGAGTAAAAACATTCATTGGAAAACGACTCATAAGCATCTTTGCTTTTTCAATATCTTCGTTGCTAATTTTTTGACGTTTCCAAGCCTGTGTTGAATCTCCCATGAAGAATTGTATAGTATACATTCCATGTTTTATTCCTCTTGATATAGTATCTGTTATCGATCCAGAAAAATAGTTATGAGATCCGACATCCCATTTCATGTAGTAAACTTCTTGCATTTATTATTTTATTTTATTAGTTATACTCAAATTTCAATTTTCAAACTTATGCATTTCTACAAGCTGATTGTTCTTTTTCTAGCGCGTAGTTTATATCTCTAATTTACTTATTTTCATTTAATATAAAAGATGAAAATAATACTTTTTTAAATCTCATAAATATAAGCCAAGAAATCTTGCAAGAACACGAAAATGATGAGTAACTTTTATATTTCCGGATTCAATAAATTTTTTTAAACATTCTGGTTTTATCCACGCTATACCAGTAGCATCATTTTGATCATGTTTCTGTATTTTAACAGAACATTCATTCATTTCTAAGTAAAAGTATGTTGCTATATTACAAATTCTAATTGGTCTTATTAAAAGTTCTTCCGTGATAGTTATTCCTGTTTCTTCTATTACTTCTCTTATAGCGCATTCTATTTCAGATTCTCCATATTCTAATGATCCTTTTGGAGATCCCCACAGATTACCTCGAGATTGAACAATAAGAATCTTTTTGCTATTAGGATCGTAAATGAAGACACCTGCTTTCTTTTTAGATTTGTTAAAGTTTTTTATTATGTAATCTGTTTGTTTATAGGGTTTAATTTTGATCTCACAACAGCCGTTATTGCATAAATTTTTTTCCATGATTTCTATATAGATATTATTATTCTTTTCTATCTTAAATATCAACTTCTGCAATTATTTACAAAAAAATCTATACTTAATAGTATAGATAAATTATTTACTGACTTCTAGGTGAATTTTTACTTTTTTCCCAAGAGAAATTAAATAAATTATTGATGCTATCTAACTCTGCGCTATCTATTGAAAATTCAGATCCGCTTGAGCTTGAGCACAGTGTCAAGGAAGATAACTCTTCACCTAATAATTTTAAGTTCCAAGCGTCTGAATTTTGTTCATTTTTTGTGAATGATTCATTACATTTTTCTTTTATATTTGCATGAATATGAGAGTTTGCTTTATAATATTTTAGATCTTGCTCTTCGTTCTGTTTCTTTACATTATGAGAGTTTGCTTCTACCATTTAATTTATTTTTACATTTTAAAAAATCAATTTAATAAATCAATTTAATTTTAATAATATAAATAAGATTTTTTAATTACAAAATGAACAAAGACGAAGTAGTAAATAAATTGATTGATATATTATTAAAAGATAAGCAAACGTTTTATTCGTA